ATCAGCATACGGTGGTGAAGTAACTATCAAATCTACATAGTCATCGGGAACCTTCTTTGACAATTCTATACTATCACCTACATAAATTTTATTTAATTCCAAAAATATCCTCTTTTCAAATTTATTATACTATAATATACCAATCACTCAAGGATATGTCAAGGCTTTTATTTTTTTATGTTTTTATACTAAAAACAACCCTCTCAAATGGGTTGTGACGGGGGTTCTCCCCTAAACCCTACCCTCAACCCTTGTAAGGGGGATAATGGTTTAGGGGAGAAGTTAGGTGGGCTAGGAGACATCACCCGTTTTTTGAAGTAAAATGATACCATTTGCTGATAGGAAAGGGGAATTATCTCTTTTTTCCCATACATTTTCATCTTGAGCGGTGTAATCCCACTCTTCTGCGCTCAATCTCTGCCACCCATGCCAGTCATATTCATTTTGCTTTACATGATCATCAATTTCTGGATTAGAGCCAGGAGTAAAGGTAACTAAATATGAGTCAGACATTTCTGCCACTCTGCTTAAAATGGCAGGAGTATAATGCGTCTTGTTGAAAGCATTCAGAGAGATAATGCTTTTGCCTGTAAAATCAAATTCATTCATATCTACAAAATCTATTTGACCAGAACCTGCTGCGTATTCTTTATCGATTGTTGCTTGCGATTCTACCATATCGATTGTTGAGGTTTCGCAATATCCATAAGTGCCCAAAACTGGCCCAATCTGAATAATATCATTTCTTTTACCCGCGGCCCATTGGCGCTTATACCATTCAATACCTATTCTCAACTGAATAAGATTTTCTTTTTGATCACTCTTAACAGGGTCGATGAAGTATTCGGCCGGTTTGAGATCGTGTTTAATCATTTATTATTTTAGCTCCTTTGCTAATGTTTTCTTCTGCCCATAGGGGTTGTAGATTATCAAGTGCCCAACATTTTAGAAAGTTAGGATGGTCCATAGAGTCATAAGGCAACTTACTGTGCGGATAGATGTGATCAATGTGCCAGCCATCCAGGCTGTGGTTGTCCCAAGACATCCCAGGCTTAAACTGCTTTTCTAAATGCTCTTGCAGTTGTTCAATAGTGTAGGGCAAGTATTGCAATACGCTTTCACCTTTCTTACTACCATCATTTCTTTTGAGCGCTTTCCTTATCGCGACGCTTACATTTTCCCGCAGAGCAGCCACCGGATCATTAGCCCTTCTGTTTCTGTCCCGCTCATTTCTCTTTTCTTTATTATCTTGGGCGTATTGTTTTTGCTGCTTCCTTATCTCTTCTTTATTACCTTGATACCATTGTGCTTGCTGCTTTCTTATCTCTTCTTTATTATCTTGGCGGTATTGTTTTTTGTATTCTTTTTGCTTCTCTAATATGCTTTCTCTATTATCATAGTAGTATTGGCTTTGCTTCTCTAGTATACTTTCTTTATTATTTTGGTAGTGTTGCTTTTTGTGTTCTTTCCTACACTCCTTACAATTATACTGGCGTCCATCTTTTAGCTTCTTATGCTTATGAAACTCATCCAAAGGTTTTACTACTCCACACTTGCCACATTTCTTTTCTAGCATACCTATTTACTTTTCTGTTATGGTTGTTATCAAATTAGTGCCCTTGATTCTCAACACCTTTATTTTCTTTTCTATTTTATAGGAGCCGGACTGCCACGAATGGCATTCCTTTACGTTCTTTATGTCTCCCCTAACAACAAAACTAAAACCATTATACTCAAAAAATAGAGTGCCATTGCCTGCGCTCCACTTACAATGGTCATCTACTGGCAGCCTAATAGTTTTCTTACCTACATCAGTAATGGTCACACTATCCTTAACAATATTTACGGTCCGAGTGCTAAATGAATTCTTTCTAAATCTCCATAAACTATAAAAGTCTAGTTTACTTTCAGAAAAGAAATGATTGCGAGGTCTTCGCCATCTCAAAGGTTTAGCCATTACCTGCTTATAGCTTGGCATTCCAGATCCTTGTATGATCCACTTGTTTCCTTTGGCTACTAATACTTCATCAGCATGGGCATGTTCGTGTAGAGCAAACCCTGTCTTTCTATGATTCAATATAGTCAGCCAACCATCTGTTGTTTTCTGAATGGTCATGTCTTTATATAGAAAGGTTCCAGTGAGCCAATCCCATCGTGTAGATTTCTCATACCAACTATCACCAATAGATGCTACAACTCCATCAGCAGAACTAATAAGTTGCTGCCATAAAGTAAGCATCTCCATCTTTTGTTTTATCTTAGCCCATGTCTCACTATCTTCATCTTCCCCATAAAAACTTTCTAACATTGGAAAAGCTCTATCGTAAGCACTAGAGCAATACAAAGAGTAATGACTACCTTCTATGAAGCAACCATCACCCACTAACTTTTCAGTAATGCTCAATAAGGTATCAAGGTTTTTCTGTGTGTAAGTATTAGTAAGAGCATCTAAAGCAACAGCCCCAACAAAGTAGGAGAAACTTTTATTGCTTTTGAGAGGCATTGTGCTCCACGCTCTTTGATATGTCTTACGATAGATTTCTAACTTGTCTCTGGGAATAAGATGCTTCTTATCTTCATTAAGTTGTGCTGCTATTTCTATTGCTATACGAGTGTGCCAAATACTATTCCAATGTATCAGAGGTGCCAACGCTCCCTTAATACCATATTGGTTTATTAGATATGTAGGAGTTACTTCTTTCTTTGTGAGTTGATGAAAGTATGTGCCAGCTTCACCAGTGGATAATGCTCCGAATAGTTGTGTAGATAAACTCATAGTTTTTCCTTGTGTAGAGTATCTTAATAAATATCAGCGTCTTTATAAACTCTGATCAAAAGAAAAAGGTGGCTACCTCCGAAGAGGCAACCACCTTATTTCATTCTACTTTACTATACTACTCTCTGTTTAAGTTACCTTAGACAGAAGCAGGTGCGCCAATAACACCTAGGTCAACAACCTGGATGCGCCCGTAATATTCGGGACGAACCATCTGGTGTGCATACCTAGTCATTGCGCCCTTACGAGGTGTGAAGTCGTTGGGCTCAAAAATGGTAGGTGTGAATACCAGTGGTACATATGGTGCGTATACATAACCTGCATCCAAGAAGCCTGGGCCTTTATAGCCAACAAGAATCTTGTCTACGGGGAAGTAGGGATCCTTATAGACGGTGAAACGGTTGGTAAGACTACCAATCTTTTCAACACCTAGTGAATACTGAACCTCTGTGGGATCGAAAGTAGCGTTGGGCTTGAAGTAAGCAATAGCTTCAATAATGGTAGCAACATCAGGTGATGTTACGAGCCAGTTAGCGCCACTACGCAAGTTACGCTTGTGGATCTCATTAGAGACAGTGATAATGGTTTCAGCTAGAGTCTGATACCAGTCTTGCTGTGTACCTGTGAAGCCTTTGTTGGTGGAATAACCACCGGGATCGCTAACTGTTGAAATACTGTCGCCATTAGCGCCAGCAGTTACGTAACGACCAACACTACGTGACCATGCAGCCTTTACGGTAGCACCGGAGAGTAGTGAAGAAAGGATTTCACGATCAACTTCAGTAGCGATGATGTCGGACAGGATTGTGGTCAACTCAACCTCTGCGTCAATAGCATGGTAAGCGTTGATGTCCTGTGCCAACTCAGGTGTCCAAGTAGCCTTCAACTTACGAGTGACGGCCTGTACTGGGACACTGGATACTGCGATGTTGATTTCGGGAATAGCTGATGTTGACTCAAAATCACCAAGTAGGTTAGAGCCATCGCCAGCGTTACTAGCACCAGTCATGTTAGTCATTGCGGGACCAACGAGAACTGCAGCAGTTAGTGTGGTATTGTTAGCAGTCCACGCATTTTCGGGACCCTCACTACCACAAACATTCATAAAGACCTGTACGTTGGCACCAGTAACAACTGTAAGAGTTGGGTCCATACGACCAAACCACTGTGTAGCAGTCAAGCTAGGAACAGCACGAAGACCACGGAAAGTCTCAGCGTCTGCTGATGACTGGTCAGCACGTGCCTCACCAGAAGTAGCTACACGGAACTCAATAGGAACACCAATGTCGGTAGCGCCTGAAGAGGACAGTGGGAAGTTATAACCCGAAACAGTAGCACCACCCAATACATCAGAAGTGGTTGTTACGCCTGAGTAGCTAGGAGCTGCGGTTGAAAGAATAAATGATCTACGGCTGTAACCAGCAGTAGCGAAATTATACAAACCGCCTGAAGCGGACTGGGCACCAACACCATCCAACAATGAGTTGTTGTTGGGACCACCATTGTCAAGATTACCATAAACACTACCACCAGAAGTAGCACCACCATGATTTCTATCGAACTTGAAGTCGAGGAAGAAAAGGAGGCCACTGGGTAGTGACATAGGCTGAACAGCGACTAGCTCTGAAGCCAATAGCTGACCAAATACTCTGCGAACGAGAGGGAAAGCAATCTTATTATAACCGGCAACTGCTGCGGTCTGGCTTTCCTCATTCAGCATCTGATTGCGGAGTTCGACTGCCTGGTTCTCAAGAAGCTGAGCGACGACCTGTGACTTGTCTTCGCTTAGGTTCTTAAGTAGGCCAGTACGATCCCACTTATCCATGATACCGCCGAGTCTAGCATTCTGATTAACAGGGCTATACTCTTTGGTCATTTCCATAATTACATTAGACATATTCTACATCTCCCTAATAGAATTTACTTTAAGCCAGCAAGTTCAGCTAGTCTGTCAAACTGAGCATCACCTGGGGACTTTGTTTCTTCACTAATAACACTCTGAACATTTGGACGATCAACACGCTGCTTAGTAACTCTGTCGTTAGCTGTGTAAGCTTCGACTACAACATTGAAAGTCCTCTTAACTTCATTAACATTCTTGCAGCTGTCGAAATGATCAACAACCTGCTCTTTCTCTTCCTTGGTCAATGTAACAGCCTTCATAACATCACTAGCTGCAGCCAAGCGAGCATTGAAAAGATTAACCTCATCAATTCTCTTCTTCAAGAAAGTGAGAGCCTTCTCGTAGCGTGCATTCTGCTTCTTCAAAGACTTATTCTCAGCAATAGCGGCCTCAAAATCTCTCTTACTGCGAGACTCGTCACCCTTATTGCCACCATACTTCTGGTCCTCATCAATATCATCATCATCTTCATCTTCATCATCATCGTCGTCATCATCTTTATCAACATCAATGTCAACATCAATATCTTCATCATCATCTTCTTCTTCGTCTTCGATGATTTCGATAACTTCTTCGATGTCCAACTCTTCCAAGTCCTCTTCGCCCTCTTCATCGCCAGCATCGTCATCTACATCATATGCGTCATCAGCGATTTCCTCTTCGTCCTCGTCCTCGGTATACTCAAGTTCGGTTACATCCTCGCCCTCTTCAAAGTCACGGCGGCTACGGGACTCATCGCCCTTGTTACCACCATACTTCTGTCGCTCGTCAATGCTAGCCTCATCCATTGCGTCTGTCTCTGCAACGGCTTCGACATCGGCATCTTCGATCTGTTCATCAATAGCCTCAGTTACAGCGGCCTTCAAGTTGGTGCTCATAGCTTCAACCAAAACACTCTTGGCGTTTTCATAAGCGGCCGACTTCATAGCCTCTGCCTGCTGAACGGCTTCTGATACAATATCTCTTGCCATGTTAAAGTCTCCATTCAACACTTAAAATTAAATTTATGACAAGCATAAAGATATGCCCGTCTAATTAAATATGTAACATAAAAGTGAAAACTACGTTAGCTCTTCACCAGAAATAGATTTTTTCCTTCTTCTCTTAAGTTTTTTCTCTTCAGATGGGGAAATAAAATACTCTCTTCTTCGCAACTCTTTATAGAAGCCATCTTTTTTTAGCTTCCTTTTTAACTCTCGTAGCGCTCGCTCTAATGAAGCGCCATCATTTCCATCTCTTAAATTGACACTAACTTTCCTCTTGTTGCTCAACTGCCGCCTTATTTGATTCATCATAACTCGTTTCTATTTCTTTGGTTTTCTCTTCATAGTTTTACTACCCTTATCTGGGCCAGAGCTTGGCTTTCCATACTTATCATATTGTGCCCATGCCATAGCCCAAGGATTGGTTTTCTTTCTCTTACCTGTTTTCTTATCAACATACGTCTTTGGTATCTTTCCTTTCGCAATATCTTTTTTGATACCTTTAGCTTGATGCCTTCTTGCAGGTGGTGAAACCTCATTGACATCAAAGTCAACATTCTTTTTCTTTAAGTCTTTACCGAAAATAAGTTTAAACAACTTCTCTCTAATAGACCTGTGTAGAGTTAGGTCATCTTGTTGTATTCTCTTATCTAATGATTGAGTAGAATTATCATCAGTAGAATAACCAATACCCACTCTTCTGCCATCTTCATTTTCTACAGCAACATAGATACCCGCGCCCCACTTGATAGCCGATAGTTTCATAGCAGTTGCTACTTCACTAGGACCTAAGTTATAAATGCGCTGTAGCACAATCATATTGGCTGTGTTGTTTTGACCAAGCTTAGGCTCAACCCCTTCTTTCTTAGGCTCAAGCACTACAAGGTCATATGTCTTTTTAGGAAGTAAGCGAAAAGGTCTGCCATGATAGTTTATTCCAACCGGTCCTCTACTACCACCCCGTGATACTTTCTTTGGTCTAACTCTCTCTAGTTTTTTTTTACCACCTTCTCTATGCTGCTTTTCGTAATCACTATACAACGGCAAGTCTTCTTCTATAGTGCCTTCACCTTTGTGTTGTTTCTGATGGTCACTATATAAAGGTAGGTCTTCAATCTTTATTCCACGACCTTTTTGGCGAGAAACTTTGCTTCCTATTTCTCCCTTTGGAGAGAAGACGAGATAAGCATAAGTTCCTTTTTTCTTCAATGCCCTAACAATAGAGCGGGCTTTATCAGCATTGCCCTTGAATACGATTTCGCCGCCTTCACGTTTGGGGTGACCTTTTACCACACCATAAGTTCTTCCTTTAGGAAGACCCCCCTTAAATGTATATGTTATTGCTTCATCCGTATCTCTACTACGTTGCTGCTTGGCTTGCTCAGCAGCTTTAGCATCCTTCTCACGGGCGCGCTCTTTTTCATCTCGCATCTTTTCTCTCATGCGATCATGTTTGCCCTTTAATCCATCGGTAAACTCACCTTCTACTGGTGTAATCAAACTAGGCTCACCACCAAGCTCTGGGGGATCATCCCATGCGTCCTCATCTTTGTGTGTGCCTTTTTTCTCACCCTTATCTTTTTCTTCTTTAGAATGCCATACTCTATCTACAAAGTTATAGAATCCCTTTTTCTCTTCGGGTGTATCTAAGTCACTAAGAGTGCGAAGACCATACTTTTTCATAGCTGCTCTAAATGCTTTTTCATATGAGCCAGCAGCTTCAAAAATAATGTCACAAGGGTTAACTTCAAAGATACCTTTAGTGTTAGGTATCTGTATTTGAAGAGGCTCTGTTCCAATAAGATAGGCTATTCTATCTGGTCCCGCTGCAGCTTGTAGTTCCGGTGGAGCCATATCAGTAACTAATACTTCTGGATAAACTCTACCTCTTATCCTTGCAGCAGAAAGTGCTTGGTTTTCTTTGAGTGAATCTATCAAATGTTTTTTAATGTCATCAAACATTAAACAATCCCCAACTTTTCTAACCTATCATTAAAGTTAATATTTTCGGGAGATACTACATCACCTCTCTGCACCTCCTTAGAATCAACCATTGGTTGCTGTAGTTGCTCTTGCATCATTAGTTCTTTTTCTTCTTGTGGATCTTCAGCATTAATAACCATATCAAGAAGTGGATCATCTATCCTACCTGCTCTTTCAACTATAGCACGTGCTCTTTCCCTTGCTCTACTCTGTCTTTGAGCAATAGTTTCTTTTGCGGCTTGAGTAGATGCCGGAGCAGCAGAGCTAAATGTCCCTTCTGATATAATTTGATCCATACCCCGCTTAATCTCTTCCCTAATCATTTTTCTAACTTTAGGTAAAAGAATCTTTGCTAGGGACTTGGAAACCCCTTCAACTATTGCTGCAGTTAAATCTGACGCTCTAAGACCTGCCATACCGTTAGTCCCATCCTTTAAAGTTTTTATCCAAATACTTATGCACACTAGTCATGGCGCTATCTACTTTTTGCACCAAACCAATAAGTTTTCTATCTTTGGAATCCTTAGCTACACTTATTAGCTCTTGTATTCCATCACCTGCATTATAAACCGGGCCTCTGAAATCACTATTATCAATAGCTTCTTTTAATCTCATTTTATTTTCCTTAGATGTTTAATAATTGATTAATGTTACTAAGTTGATTATGAATCTCACTGGCTGTCTTTACATGCGCCCAACTATCTGCGTCCTTTTTCTGTTGCTTATCTAATGCTTTCAAAGCAGCGCCAGCTTTTGTCATCAAGTCATCAATACTACTACGATGAGATGCATAAGTAGCATCAGCTGCGCCACCCATCATAGATTTTTTAATTTGAATAGCCTCGGGCATTTCTGTAAATGCAGAAACCTCTTCACTTAGAAGATGCTCATTCCATTCTCTCATCAAACTGGATACAGTTGTTCTATCACTCATGTTATTCCTCTTAGTAATAAAGGCTAACCATCAAACGGTCGCCTCTCATTTTGACTACCTTACCCAACGCCCTCTTCTTCTTCAAATAGTTAGCAAACTTTCTACCTTCTTTCGCATCACCAAAGATAAAAGCCACACCATCACCACCATGCTCTCCACTTGAGACTGGCTGCACATCTTCGATAGACTTCAAACCCAAACCATCCTTAACCAACTTGTGCATTTTCTTAACAATCTCTTTACGCTTTCCTTGAGCTAGACTACCAACATCTTTACTTTCCCAAGTGCCACCAGTTCTACGGTCACACTCATCAGAGTCTTTACCTTCTCCGATACCGCCGGCGGGATCTAACCCACTTACCCAAGGACGCTTGCGAATCTTGCCCTTCTTTTCATCTTTACCTTCTTCTACTGTAATGCCTTTCTTCTTACGCCAATGCAAAACAGTAACAGCGTCATTCACTTCATCAGCCCACTTACCAGCTTTTTTTGCCATAGGCAATCTTTTAACAGCATCGCTAGCATCTTTAATAATGTATCTTAAACTACTCTCAGGTAAATCCCAAAATCTTACATTCTGAATATGAGGTGCGCCTCTTGGTCTGCCACCCTTCTCCTTAGTTTCCATCACATCGTCAGCAGCATCTTTCTCTGCCTCATCTTCCGGAGTGTGTGGGTCATTAGGCTTGAGAGAATCAACACCAGAGATTTCATTAATCATTTTACCAATAGCTTTCTTTAGCATTGCATCGCGAGTATTTGAAACTCCTATAGCCTCTGCTCTCATTCTCATAGAGGCACCTTTCTCCAAACCCTTAACAGTTTCTGCAATAGCAGCATCTAAGGCTTCTTGATCAACTTCAATCTGTTCACCGTTGGGGTCTTCAATACCTGCTTCAAAGGTAGGTGCGCGCCCCACAGTAGCAAAAGGCTTGCTATCTGAAAAGAACATCTGAAGTCTTTCTTGAATCACTTTTCTTAGTTCTGATTTCTTTATTTGCATTATATAGTCTCTACCTTCATACGTTTTTTAAGTCGTTTAATAAAACGATCAATATCAATAATGTCTCTTACTTCACCTTCCATAACTTTACCAACTAGCATTTGAACTAGATGTCTTTTAACCTTCTTATCCTTGACCATCTCCGGATAGTCTCTATACATTACATCTATTACTTGGTCAATCAACTGCTCTTCAATGTAGGGATCCAAGGTTTGTGATACAGGGTCGTCTAACTTATTCCCTGGCGTTGTTCTATATCCTTTTATTCCCCATGAAGATACACTAGAATTACCGGGTACATACTTAGAAGCATACGCTGTAGTTTTTCCCGATAGTTCCGATAATACATTCTTTAGTTTCATAGTCTTAGTCAAGAAAAACAGGGTTGCCCTTATGCGTAACAAAGTTTTTGGTAAAATCTGCACGGTGTGCTTTAATTTTCTTTTTTATCAACTTTAACATATCTTTATTTACGGTAGCAGTCCATCTTTCTATAGTTCCTAAATCTACTTTACCACTAATAACTTTATCAGCCAGCCAAAGCGCATGTTTCTTTTCTTTATCAGACATTGCTTCATTTAGCAAAGCATTTTTTAATTTCACTTTATATCCCCACTACGACATCTTTTTTACCAACCTTCATCCAGCGAATGTTTTCTTTGGCTAGACCCTTAATTTGTTTTCCAGAGATTTGACCCACATCACCGGCAGTAATAAACTGTACTATCAGCCCGTTTATACCATCAAAGATATAGCCGCGTTTTCCAGCAACGTGTTTATGGACAGCCTTGATTTTATTCTGCTGCTTACTATCAAGCGAGCCAAACTCTACTTCTTCTGCTTCATTAATTGTTTGCTTTAGTTTCATTACTATTCCCTATAAATCTTTAGAGGTTTCTACATCAATAGCCTTTAATGCTTTAACTAAGCTATAAGCGTGTGCGCTATGAGGAAAACGCTTAATGTTACTTTGAATATTCTTATAGTATTTGTCTGCCATCTTCATCCATTTTTTAGTGCTGGCAGTATCCTTATCAAAACCAACACCTTTACGGCCACTACCTATAGCTTCGGTTAGTTTCATTTTATTTTCCCTTTAATCCAAGTCAATCGGTTTTTTAATATTAACTAACGCATTACTTAAAGCAGCTTCAATATCAGCAAGTTGTAATTGTTGGTCATAGTGTCCATTTTTATGACTTTTCGTATCTCTTTGCTTCAAAGCCATTTCTATTTGTTTTACTTTGCGCTTAATATTTTTCATTGAATTTTTATATTCTCTTTCTGCCGCCCCATCCGGCCCCTCTTCCAATACTTCTTCAATCAATGATTTTAATTCAGATCTTTTGATTTTCATTATTCACACTCACATGGGTTACAGGTGCAATCTTCGCACTCACATTTAGGGTTATCACACATTATCTAATTCCCCATACCACCAAGTTTATCTGCTGTAGTTTGTTGCTTTCCGAATTTGAGCGGCCCTTCTTTACCTGTTTCAACATATCCAATTTGATCACCCAACTTTTTCAGCTCTTTAAACTTTTGCTGTATTTTTTTATGTAATCTCTTATCACCAAAGCCTTCTTTTTCCATCTGCGCAGTTACTTTTTGAAGAGCCTTAAGGCCATTATGAAATCCAACCTCTACATTTGCTTTACCGGAAATCATCCATGCGGGCACACTGTGATTAGGCACTCTTTGTTTTTCATTAAGTTTGGCAAAGCCCGCTTCGTCTAATACTTCTTGGACTAGTTCTTTTAATTCCGACTTTCTAATCTTCATTAGTCAATCTCCAATATTTCATTAAGGATTTCATCTAACAGAACCATTCTGTTCTGCTTAATCAAAGTCTGATAGGCTACACTTTCCTGTAAGTTCATAAAAGCATTACTGGTTGATGGGTTGCTTACCATATCATAGCAGACAAGATTAAAGTCATCCTCTACCATATCGTAACCTTCGTTGGTTCTACTTGTGCTACCCAAACCTCTAGAAGAAATGCCCAACTTAATATCTCTATCTACGAGCTTGCCAAGAATCTGACCTTTGGGAGTATCCAATACTTCAATCTCTCCAACAAGATTCTCGCCATCCCAACTTGTTTCAGTAACTAGGTGGCTAACATTTTCCAACTGAACAATAGGGCTATCGGGATGATCAAGCTCACCCAAAGCTCTGCGCTCTGTAATAAGTTCTTGATACTTCTTATCTTCTCTTTCAAGAATAGGTCTAGGATAAATGCGGTTATTAGCATTAGGTTTGCCAGCGGCTTGAATAATGCCCTTCATAGTTACAATACCATCACTAGACTTGGATGGTTTTACATCTTCATATTCAAACAATAGAAATGAATGAAGTAAATCTGGATTGTTATTTCTAAGTTCAGACATTACTCGCCCCCTTGTTGCTGCTTCTCATGGTTGATGCCATCAATCTTTTCCAACAAACTTTCCAAATCGTCAATCATTCTACGAATATGATTCAGCTCTGCTGTTGCTCTCTTGGCATTAAGTTCAGCGGCACCAGTGGCAATGTCCATCTTCAAGGCATCCAGAATAAACATTCTCGCATAACCCAAACTTACATTTAGGTTTTTAGAAATGCCCTCAAACAAACGAATGATATATTGCATACGTTCGTCACCGGGTTGCTCTAACAACACATTCAGAATAGTTTCTTTGATAAGGTTGTCTGCTGCTTCGGTGACGTTCTTTTTGCTCTTATATGTTTTGTCTTTAGACTTGCCTTGCCGTTTCATAAATTTCTTCTTTTTCTTTTGCCATTGGTTAACTTCTTTTTCAGTAGGATTCCCTACTGCCGGAATAACACCATCATACCCTGCTACACCACCCGTTGTGGATACTTCTTTCTTAACCTTTTTCATTATTGCAATGAGTCCCTAATACTTTGTGTATCTATAGGGGAGTCGTTTCTAATCTTATTATTTTTAGCAGTCCATTCATCAATAACAGATTGCCCAAAGATATGACCAGTTTGCCCACGACCAGAACCAGCACTCCATTGAGTGCCTGTCAAATATTCATATATTCTGGTGCCCATGCCACTGCCACCACTAATGACATCAAGGTTTTTCATTTTCTGCGGATTGTGTAATACGTCCCAACATTCTAAAAGAGTTTTTGATTTTAACATTATGCACCTCTACTGGTATCAAAAGCAGCTGCTTCAAGTGAGTTATCGCCTTGTATATCAATTTCAACTAATCTATGATTGCCTCTAATGTGTGGATAAGAACTTGAAGAAGCAATACTTTGTTTCAACTGTGCAGCATACTTAGTAGGAGTAATGCCGGCCCTTTTAATAGCCTCTCCTTTAGCAACCCAGTCCGATCTACGATTCTTGCCGGGGGGAGTAACATCAGTACCTTGTGGTTTATCTTCACTTTGACTAACAAGCAAATCCCACAACCCTTTCACATTACCATCGTGATAGCCAGGAGATAGGGGTCTACTAGAATCATAACCTTCATCAAGTGCCGATGCCTTATTTAGAGGATTGGTATGAGAAATGGCTGCTGTACCTGATAGCCCATCTCCATCCGTCCCATTTGATTTAGCAGCTAAAGAGTCTGGACTATTATTGCCGCCAGCTTCCGATCCAAATAAGTTTTCCCATCGTTGTAAAATAGTTGTAGGCACTTATATTCTCCTAAAATAATTTCAACTTATCTTTCATCTCAATAGACAAAAGAATATCTCTCAGATTACCTGTGGTTACACTAGGTTGCTCTGCAATACCATTGAGCTTTTCTACTACCAACTCAATCTTTCTCTTAATATCTTTATCTTCTATAGTCATCGACTTGTCTGATACTTCATCCAACAAGGTATCTACCTTCTTGCAGACCCATTTCTTAAACTCGGCATTATCAGAAGATGTGTAATACTTGACGAGGTAATCTTTTTGCTCCTTCGTTAGCAAATGCTTATAGGCTTCGTCAAACTTTTGAATAGCCAAAATCAAACTTAACTTACCAGTCTGAACTTCCTCTAATGACTTACGAGAAATATTATCAAACTGACCTCTTCTATCTCTAACTCGTTTAGCCTCTTGGTTCTCTATCAAATGATCAAACAGATTCTGATCTATGGCAAGAGTTTCTTTAGAAGTAAGATACTGATCATGTTCGTGAAGTTTTACATGAAAACTAGCCAGTGTTTTGTAGTTGGGAATAGAAGTTTTTAAAAGCCTTTTCTTATCCGTAACATTGGCAATGTTTTCCATTAAGGTTCTGAGTTCAACCTGTAGCTTCTTATGACTAACACTCTTCTTATATTCCTTCTTAAGATTCTCTACAAACTTAGACGCAAAATATACATTGCGTGCTTCGCTATATAGGAACTGGGAATACACCTTATAGGCTTTAGAGATTTCAGTAGTTTTAACAAAGTTTTCTCGGAGAAGAGAAAACAACTTTTGAGCTTTAGGAATATTATTTTGTGCTACTTCATCCAAGACGGCATGATTTAGCACCTCAAATAACACACCTACATTTTTCTGTTTATTATGCTTCATTAGACACCCCGCGGCAAATTAATATACGATGACTAAAATAAATATAATAAAGAGCTGCTAAATGTCACTAATGATACTTTTTAGTGAAGAGTCATTTAACTTATTATCGCTCTTGTCTCTTATTAAGTTTTCTAACATACCCTTTGATTCATAGTTATACTGCATAATATCGGAGATAGTTCTGTCAAACATATCTATCTTTTCTTTACCTTTTCCATTGAGCCTCACAAAGCCAGCTTCATTATAGTTATAATCTTTAGGATATCCGGGAAGCTCTCTTGTTCCTGTTGGGTCATAAGGCATTGTGTCGCTAGCCCAGTTCTCTCTATCTTCATTACTGTCATTATCATCTTCTTCATCATCACCACCAGCGCCAGGCATTCCACCACCACCCATACCAGGTTGTTCCATCTCGCCCTGCTCTAACTTCTCAATGATACTCTTAGCAACAGCTTCTTTCTCTTGGTCAATCTTAATAGTAGCAATCTCATTATCAGATAACTTGAGGACATTCTTCTGCACATAGTATGAAGATATAATATCAGAGTCTGCCATGTCTCTCGCGGTGCCAAATCTCTTATCCATCAAATCAAGATGCATCATCTCTGTAATGGTAGATGGGTTAGTTAGCTTCAAGTCAAAGTTATAAATAGCTGACTCATCATACCCACGCAGATAGAGATGGATAAGTGATATCTTCGCCAGTTCACTGACAACAATCTTTTGAATACGTTGAATAGTTCTCGCAAACTTAATATCCTCCTGTGCTAGTGTTGATTTTCCCGACAAGTCTTCTTCCGCGGTAAGATAAGACTTAGGAACGCCAAGGGATATAAAAAGTTTATTTTGGAGATACTGAATATCTTCAATAGCAGCAGCATTTTCTCCGCCAGGAAGGGTTTCAATCCTACTGCCGCGATCACCCCGAACTGGAATAAAGAAATCTTCCAGTATAGATTCGGGATTATAACGTAAGTCAACATTTCCGCTTGCCTCTGACACCACTGGTATGCGCTTAAGTTTATCACGCGCGTTTTGCATGTATCCTTCCACATCTTTTGGTGGAATGTTTCCAACGTCAACATAAAATACCCGCCTTTCTGGTGCTCTACTAATGCGGTAGATTAACATTGCGTCTTCGGCCATCAACAATTGCTTCCATACTTTTCTTGAGGAGTCCAATACTGATCGACCATACGGCAAAAATCTATCATCGCCCAAAATGCGCAAGTGAGATATCTGGTAGTTTTCAAAAACGGTATTCCCTTGTGAAGTCCACTTGAACCTCAAGCTGTTAGGATCGTTATTGTACCCCTCTTCTCTCTCTACTTCGCTAACGGGCATCGCTATGGCACCCAATACACCTTCTTTGTTTACAATGTCTAGCAAGTTGAAGTGGTCTCCGTATTTACACATGTTACGAATCCACGTCCAAAGGTGAAAGTCAATGTCTAACCTTTGATACAGAAGCTCTTCTAACTCACCAACGATTTTTTCATCATCACTTACTACCTGAACAGTTTTGCCATCTTCGGCATAGGTCATAGAGTCATCAGCGTAAATGTCTAATGCTCTTGTAATCTCTGGGTAGTGATCCATTTCTTCGTAATCACGCACACGTTCAATACGCTCTGCGCCTCCAACCAGTCCTTCACCATAAAGCGTTTGTGTTGCTTTATGAAATGAGTCAAAGGCCCTCTTTTGGCTCATGTTTGAGGGTCTTTCTGTGGGGGTCTTGTAAGTTGCGGACCCGCCTTTCAGCAATCTTTTTAGTAAATCAAATCTATCCGCCATTCTATTATCCTTTGTTTAACCTGCTGAGCCCTTACTAGCCATAAACATAACTATTGCAATCACTACCGGAATCAAACCCCCTATTCCACCCCATATACCTGCTTTAACTTTTAAAGTTGCGATGTCTACCTGTATTTGAGTGAGCTTCTCTTCTACATTACCAAACCGTTCATCATGCTCATCTAACTTATCCATCACTAACTTTTCATACTTACTCCACCCATTACTATCTACACTAGCCATCTCATATCCTCCTTCTGCCCACCACCGGCATCAAACGTCCACTGTTTTTCTTGCTCTTGTGACTTCGCATTCCAAACACCGAACTCATAAGGGGTATTATTAAAACTCAACCCTTGCAATAAGTCTTTTGTCATTTCTTCCTCTTGACTATTGAACTTAAGAGTTGTTGTTCTAACATACATTCCCATAGCTAGTGACATAACAAGGTCATCATTATATGTGGCTAATGCTTCTGGCTTGCCATTATGAAACACAAAGGTTTCTAACTCGGCAACCGTCCTCTTTGAATGTAGTGTAAAATCATGTGTCCTTAAGTCTTCTTCCATTCGTGCTATACAAGCTGGTCTACTTTTCATACTCATAGTAAAACCAGGCACAGCATTCTTCGGAACATTATAAATATCATAGTGTAACTGGTTGGCGTTACTTTCATGTATCTTTGTTAGGTCTTTTATGGTCCAATACATATTTTTGTATTCCATCTCTATGATTTTCATAACCACATGATGACCCATTGAAGCATTTTCAACTACTATGTATGCATTATTGTATTGAACTGCAGTGTTGTGAAGGAGATGAGCATAAGCATCCGTATTAACTTTACCTTTATACTCTGCTACTTGCTCATAGTTTTCTACATCAATAACATGAAACGCAGAGAAGTCGTTGCCGTCACCTCTTGCAACATCAGCGCTTATCATATATTGTTTTGTATAGTCGGGGTATTTCCAGATCCATAATCCTTTATCTACCCAAGTCTTTTCTTGGGGTTCACGAACATAAGGTCTATAGCCATCATCGGCTTGCTCTTCTTCGGTAGGATGTTCTTCATACCATTGAAGAGCCTTTACACTAACTACATTATTACCCGATTGAAGAAAGTCACAATCATGTTCTTGTGCAAAAGCTTGATCACCTATTTTCCTTTTTTCATTTCTTGCCCATTCATCATCTCTATCGGGATGCAAGCTCCACGGCAATACTATAGGATTAAAAGAAATGTGTTTATCGCCCACCTTTTCACTAGTCCCTGCCTCCGCTTCTATGTAACTTTTATGAAACCAGTTACCAATACCATTAGGCGAAGACAGGACGATACAATCACCACCTGTAGATAGAGTAGGTTGAGCGGCAATCCAAATGTCATCCATAGCTTTAATGAAAGCTGCCTCATCAACAATCAAAAGACTCAAAGCTTCTGAACGAGCTGCGTCTTTAGAAGTAGTGCCTGTAGCGCCAGCTTTTATCTTACTACCATTAGCTAGCTCCATGCTTTGACGGTTATCAACTATTAGATCGCTTTTTAAAAAGTCGGGGATCTCTTCAAGGAATACTCTTACTTTATCTACCAAGTTAGTTGCTGTTTCTCTTTTAGTGGCAAGAATAAAGATTTCCTTATCCTTAAAAAAGTTAGCCAACCAACCGGCATAAGCAGCGCATAAGGTAGAGATACCTAACTGCCGTGCTTTTAAAATAATATTGTAAGAGCTATCTAAAAAACTTGTTAAAGTATCTTCTTGAAAATCATATAAGTCAAAAGGTATCAGACCCTTGCGAGGATGTCTTACTCTTCCATATGTTTTGAAAAAATAAACAGGATCCTTACGACACTTAACATACTCTTTTAGTTCTTGTTCGTTCATTCTTGTATCCAAGCCTCATTAGGTTGAAATACTTTATTGATAAGGCGAGCGCTAGTAATACCTTCTAGGTTAAACTTCTTTATATGTCGAGCTTTTGGGTCATACGCCCATAAAAACTCTTTCTCACCTTCATGCTTTATTTCATAAGGTTCCAGCATTCTAGTTACTGTATCGCCTTTTTCTACACGACCTTCAGGTTTTGGTCGCTTATAAACTTTATCTTTTTTTTCATACCTAATACGCACAACTTTATTATTCATTATACCCTCAATCAAAACTTTCGCAACTCTATCAGTTGTTTTTAAATCAGGCATCTTTGGCAGGCTCTTGGTCTAGACGTTGCATCTTTGCTATTTTATAATCGGGTTCAAGAATAGTGTTTAACTCTGTGCGAGTCATGGTAGTTTTTATGTATACAACAGCTTGATAATCTAAAACACCTTTATCTAACTCAGCGACATTGATACCATCTATTGCCTCTACTTCAATATTATTCAGAGATAGGTCATACTTGAGTCGCCTCATTTTTTGTTCTTTATTATCTGAAGTAGTATAGGGAATTTCTAACACTAACTTAAACTTCTTTTCAGTATTAGGTACATCTGAAGAATTAATACCCTCTGCTTCTGCCTCTCTCAAGGCATTAGCCAAAGTAGCTTCTGTGGGCTTGAAGGTATCAGCATAGTCACCATATAGTTTATACTGAGCTATTATCTTATCCAGTTGCTTTTGGCTCGTAACATCATCCAAGGCGGCTAAAATCTGTCTGCGAACTTTCCATACAAAACCTAAATCCATTAAACGAGCAGCTATCATACCACCCCACTTGTCATGGGCGCGCTCACTGTCTTTATTGTTAGCGATAGCAAAGCGAGCCATTAAGTCTCTAATGCTACCTTCATCTTCTTTAATAATAGTTTTTAGCTTCATATTAATTTAATCCAAAAAGTTTTATTACTAAACTAAAAAAAGTATGTAAGCCGCCAGAAAGACGGCTTACATATTCTAACGAGTATTATTTCAACTCTTCAGCAGCCTTCTTCAAATCCCCGAAGGTTTCTGCGATGCGCTTGGAGCCTCCGCTCAGTAAGCCAGCCGTTAATATTTGACCTAACAATGACGTATCACCATCAAACAACATTGCAACCAAATCAACTGGTACCTGCTGGGCTATTACAAATGAAACCGCTACGGTAATAGGAACCTTAAGTCCCTTACCCGCAAGCAATTTCTCATAATACTTCCAACCGAAAACAGTAGCCAAGCCTCTTTCAATAATAACTGAAAGCGCAATCAACAGTGCGAATACACTGGCTACGTTTTCAAAAATGGGTCCAAATTCCATACATGTTCTCCTTGTAGAGTATTAGTTTCTACATTAACCTGTTCTGCAGAATTACATAAAATAAATATCTACTATAAAACTTATACGACTCTATCAAATACTTTCCCATTAGGATCTAATGTTAAAGTGTCATATCTATCTTTTGCCCCATCACTATCGGGGGCTGTTTTATTCATTTCTTCTATTTCATAGAGAGTATAAGCCAATAACTCAAGGGCTACTCTTGGTAATGTGGCGATTTCAGACATTTTAAGCTGTAAAATCTATGTTAGCGCCTATTACATGCTCTATCATATTCCTCACACTATGTTGGGGCTTTATATAATCAAAAAAACCACCTAAAACACTATTCTTAGTAGGGCGCACAATAGATTGATGATGTTGCAATTCCGCTCTCAATTTATTAGAACCTTCTATGCCTGTTAAGTTACTTACCCCAACATTTTGTAATGTGGTGTTCGGAGGACCAATGATCACATCTTCTCTCCTATTTCTTTTTGAGTCTTGATTTTTCCTTTCGTCCCTTATTTTTAGATGAGGGTTCAAACCCTGCAATGCGCCCACCGCTGTGGCTAGCATCGCGTCCGTCGCCATTGCCGTACGTGCCTTTATCTCTATTGTAGCGGTTGAGTTTGGCTCTGTATTTACGGGCCTTGGGTGTATCATTAAACTTCCTTTCCTTCTCATAGTCGCGACCATCTTTTTTACTATACTTATGAGCTTCTACTATTCCTAGTCCACGCAAAATTGTCAATAAAGTATTTAGCTGTTGAGCACTGACATTCGCAGTAAACGCAAAGCCTAACTTGGCAAGTTTTGCCTTAATCACTTTATCCTTCAATAAATCTTTTAGCTTCATCGTTGTTGAGCCTTTTTCAGCTTCCTATCTATCATCTTATGACCACGCTGCTCTAAAGAAGTAAGAATAGCATCTAAATAACGTCTTCTATCAGATGGGCTATTGGCCCCTATTTTATCTAACTCAACCCAAATGTTTTTGATAACCTTACCAGCTATAGAGCGAGTCTTATTTACATCAATAGGTTTGCTGTCTCTTTGACCCCACGATTCATTTAGTTTCATTATCTCTTCTCAAGGTTGTGGTCGTTTAAAGATTTCACCTGTACGTGTGTCAAAATAGGTGCTATCACTTATGTGAGCAAAACGACCATTCTTAGCATTCTTTATTTCCAACTCAATCAACTGACCCAATAAGGATTGTATTAACATTTGATTTCGCATTGATTCTTTGTGTAGCTTCATAAACCTTTCCATACGAGAGGCTAGTCTTTCTACTTCCATGTAGCCACTGCTTTGCCCGTAGTAAGTTTGACCTCCACCATCGCCACCATCTTGAGCGCCAGCAAACGGTGGATAAAAGATGGCGGTTACCCCAATAAAAATGATCGCCATCACTGCTAAAATATTTCTAAGTTCTCTGTCTATTCCAAACTTCATACTCTACCTGCTTTCATCTTGGATTTTCCTTCACGTAAGCAAAAAATTGGCTCCGCCCGGAATTTGGGTGCCCCTGTTTTATAAATATGTCCCTAGTTCCCTAAACTGGGTATCGTTGCGTCGTCGCCCGTAACTAGATCATCGGTGGCCATAGAGCGTCCAATGAGTGTATAATCTCTAGCTCCAGCCATATTTCCAGCCGTTGCAGATATATCTACTTGATTTCTAATATATCCAGTCCCAATAGAGCCTTGAGATGTCCATGTATCTTCGTCGCCATCACCCATTAGCCATATTTTATTATTCGCGCCATCTAATAGAGTCTTGTCTGTTTTGTATCCCAGTGGATCAGTAATAAATTTCTGAATGTCAGAAGTTGCTGTCAAACAAGTATCCAATATACCAAAGAAAGAATAAGATCCTGCTATACAGTTACTGTTAGCATACCTAGATCCTATAGAAAGATGGTAATCGCTACCAGAAATAGGGCCAGTATATCCATTACTATCATGACTTTTGCTTAACCAGGCTCTTTCTGTAACTGTATGACTAGCGCTTTCATCTAAGTCTACTGTATAAAATTTGAACCTACTATAATAATCTTCTACATCTGCTAGATTAGCTCCAGTAGTGTTGCCATCAAAAGTAAAACATAACCCATACCAATTGCCACTTTGCATTGTAAATCCATCGGTAGTGGTGCTTAAGAAAATATAATTTTCAGAACCTCCTCCATACTGTAAAGTAATATATCCACCTTGTGGTCTTTTTACTTCAATGCCCTTCAGCTCTTGAAGACCAAAACTATTAAGATAACTAAACAAAAAGCCACCATCGCCCACATCCTTAAATACCATACCTACTGTCCATGCTCTACCATCACCATTACTGTTTCTAGCGATAGGGTTAGCTAATGTATCAGCAGAAAGTGCGGTGAAATGACTTTCTGTCAGGCGATCTCGCGAGCTATCAAGCTCAATAGCATACTCCCATGGCGTTGTAAAGGTATTTTCTCTTACCTTAAGCATCCATTTTGCTGTGGGTGCTTGACCAAAAGGATTACCAGCCTTTAAACAAAACTCATAATCATCAGTTGAACCATCACCGGGACTACCGGTCCATCCAGGCGCTGTGCCTGTTACTCTTCCAGTAATATCAGATTCTTGTGTTAGCCAGTTAGGCCATGTTTCACCAGTGGGTCTATCCCAAATAATCATAGTAGCAGCTTTACTAGCAGTAGCTACTGTAGGAGTAAGGTCTATTCGTTGACCAGCCATATAAGTTACGTCATTATCACCCAAGTCAGGCTTATAATCCGATAGCTCTGTAGGAGCTGCGGCAGATAAAGAGTTCCCTAATATGTTATTCATTTCTCCAATCACCGCATCCCTAGAAGTATGATTAGCTATCAAACCATCTTCGCCAGATAATGTTCTATTAGCATCCCAGGTGCGAGTATAAAACCTATCAAAAGGTATGTTTGTTAGGGCATAAACATTGCCGCCAGATGCCAAAGTAAGCTGTTCATCTATTACTGTTATTCCTGTTAAACTCTCGGTACTAGCAGTTGCAGTAAATTCTCCTAAAGGATGTTTACCCAACCTCTTTGCTCTACGACCCCATATGATTTGCCTATCATCTTTAGAACGCCTAACCATATATCTTTTACCTCTTACTACAGCCATTACTACCTCCTTAGTTTACCACACTTAACATAGCAACATCTGTTACAATAGTATCAGTATTGCAATTAACTTCTAACTCACCATATCCACGAATAGTAGATTCGCTACCTACATAAAAAGGCAATGTAAATTCTTTTTTATGACTCACCCCCGCACCATCTTCTAACTGTTGATCAACAAAGTTTTTTTGAAAGTTAAACGAAACATTGCCGTCCGCATCCTTATTGTAATAGTTAACTCTTAGTTTCATTAGAGTATTATTAGTCGTAGGTTTTGCCGCTATTGATACTCTAAACCAAATAACATCTTTCGTTTGAAGCCCACTACACTTTATTTTATTGTCACTTGTATCAAAAATAGAGCTAGTACCATAAGGTAAAAACTCTCTACTCGTAGCTGAAGATGTACCATCGTTAGTCAATACTGTCCAAGTATCTTCAGTAGCCGTAATAGCAGTTGTCTCCAAAGCCTTATCAGAAACATACTCCCACCCTGCTCTATCAATATGGTTTCGGAAAAAATCTTTGAGTATATCAAGGGTAACAGATGTTGTAGCACCTGCGCTTGTATCTACTATAGGAAGAATATCAGCAACGTCTAAGTCACCGGTTGCGGAAACATCACTAAGATCACTTATCTTAACATCAGCCATTATAACCTCTTATTTCCTTTCTTTTTTTGCCCGAGGGAGATCATTTATAATCTTCAAACGCGTTTGTTTCTCTTCTTGCTCGTCTACGCGAGGAAGATCATTTATAATCTTCAAGCCATTTTGTTTCTGTTCCTGTTCCTGCTCCTCTTCTACCCGGGGGAGATCGTTTATAATCTTCAAACCCGTAGTTTCTTTCATTGCCTCTGCCTGCTGAACAGCTTCTGATACAATATCTTTTTGTTCCTGTTTCTGTTCCTCTTGAGGAAGCTGAATCTCTAGTTTCTTTACTAAGTCTAACCACTGAGCTTGAGCCGATTCGGTTATCGTCATTACTTTATTTAGAACCGGTTTAGCAGTTACTTTCATTTGTGGTTTAGAGTCCCTTACAACTGGCGCTGCTTCAACCTTAACCTCAACCTCTTCTTCCGGCTCCTGCTCTTCAACCTTAACCTCATTATCAAAAGTAAGAATTGATTCCCACGGCACAAAAAACTTATTGCCTAAAATGACTTCTAAAGAAGCTTCATATTTACCTGCCTCTAAAAGATTTTTCATCTCTGGAATAGTGACTCTATAATCTTCACCTTCTCGTATCGCTGGCAAACAAATAGATAAAGCATTATTTCCTATTACCATTCGCACTTTAGGTTTAGCTTTTGTTGGAGTATTAGCGTAGCCTTGAATGTCTACATTAAATTCTAAAACATTTTCTCTATCTAAACTTATTTCCATTTTAGATTCCTTATATTTACACGTATTGGAAAAGTTGGGGGACGCTCTAAAAAGTTTTCTTTTACTTCTTTTATTCTAATAGTTGGACTGCTCTCTTCTATAGTATAATATTTTACTCTATTTAACTCACCCAATAAAATGTTACCATTTATTCTGCTCATGCGACTACCAACTTCCCACAACTCTGTTGTATCTCTTTCTCTTTTCTTACTAGGACCACCTTGACCACTTGAACTTGAACCATCGCCTGGAACATCAGACTCTAATACTATGTTGTCCCCATTTTCTGCAAGAAGGGCAAACCCATTCTCAAGTAATATATTATAACTCTCACTCATTAAGTAGTTTCTCTTTCTTTATTCTTATTCTCATAACATTCTTTACAGTTCCACATAGGACGTTTTATAAGAGCGTTATAACCCTTATCTAATACTACCCTATACAATGTATCATTTTCCTTTTGGCACGTATCACAAGTCAAGCCAGCAGGGTTAGAAAGTTGTGTCATTATGCACTAAAGCTTTCTCCACACCCACAAGTATTTTTTGCAGATGGTATTGTTATAGTGAAACCCGCACCCATCAAACCATCAACATAGTCAATGGTTGCGTCATGTAGAAACAGCATACTCTTCGCATCAATAACTGACTTTACTTCTCCATGCTCTGCTATTACGTCCATGTCTGTAATGCTTTCAGAAGAACAATAGTCTAACTCCTTGGAAAAACCCGAACAACCTCCACCCTTAATAGCAACACGAAGATGGGTATCTTGAGGAAGCTCTAGTTTTTCTACTAAGTCTAACCACTTAGCTTGAGCCGATTCAGTTATCGTCATTACTTTACCTTCTTGTCTAGCTTCTGAGCAAAATTAGTGTCGTACTTGCTTATGCTATTAGAGTTATGAGAGCGCAGCATTACCTCTGCCCACTTATTCTTACTATCCAACTTGAGTTGTGGATGATGGTTTTCTTTCTTCACCAAAGCAGCAATGATTTCTAAAAACTTTGTTATCTTCTTCCAGTCTTCAAACTGATACTTCTTCTTAATATAGTCACCATCTAGCTCCCACCCATCTAAATTAGAAAGTGCCACATGAAGCTCATCTTCACTAAGCCAAAAGTTTTTACCTACAGCTTCAGCTAACTTCATTTCCTTCCCCCCTGTTGCCTAATCCATGTCTTCGCAACGCCGCTCTTTATAGGAGTACGCATGAAACGCTTGATAGCCATGTAAATGTGTTTCTCAAATAACCTATTATCATTCGCTCTCTTGGCTACTCTTACTTCAGTGTTATCTATAATGGTAAAGTTTTGTTTGAACAAGCCTTGAAACCTACCCAAGTTTTTCTGCACATCGGTCCAGATCTTTTTGACCATCTTCTCTGGTAAGACTCTATCTCTCTGTGCATTTCTTTCTTGAGCAACTTCTAGAGTAGTGTTAATAAAAACCATGTAAGTATCATAACCATACTTTATCAGCTCTTGCCTCTTCTTCTTTATCTTTGCATAGTCATCACCTGTGCCATCAATCAAAAGACCAAGACGACCTTGAATGTAAAGTTTTTCTTTAGCCTTCTTTACGGTCTTAGCTTTTTCTCTAGGAGAGTCTGGTCCTACAGTAAGTTTCTCAAACTCTTTATCGCTAAGTTGACCGAGAGAACTAGGGTCTACACCTTGCTTTTTCAGAAAGTATTCAAATTCTGGATCAGAGTTAATTACCTTTAAACCGTCCACAGAGAAGGAGAGGTTTTTAGGGATGCCCATAACTTCGCCGGCAACAAATGACTTTCCACTACCAGGACCGCCAGCTAAAAAAACAGCCTTAAAAATGCCAGGGTCATTAACACCTTCGTAAAGTATATCTATTAGTTTCACTTTTTACTCCCCTATCCTTCTTTATGACTTGCTCTATAGAACCAACCTAAAATACAAGTAGAAGTCCAAACCATTACGCCATAAACAGCTTCGTGCTCCCACCAAGCCATCCACTCTCTACCGCCTGGAAACCCTACTACCTTCCAAGTTTCATACAAAATAGTAATAGTTATCGTTGCAGCTCCACTCCAATAACCTGCTTTCTTTGCTTCTTCAGTTGCCTTTTGTTTCTTACTTAATCTAACCACTTGACCTTTGGCTACTTTGGCTTCTGATTGATACTTCCGCTTATCTTTAGCTAATGCTTTTGACGCGGCATTGGCAATCTGAGCCGACTTCTTATAGTTTATTATCTCATTTCTAGCCGACTCATATTTTTCTCTTAATTCAGTTGGTGACGCTATTCTTTCTGACGGAGGATATCTTACTGCCACAATAGTTCTCCTATAATAATAATACGAGAAGAACCTTTAAACATATTATTTACTTATTTAAATGTGCCGCCACTCTCTCTATAATGTTTTTGAGCGTAACGCTTTTTAGCCTGACTAGAGGCTTCTCCAAACTTTCTCTTGGCAGCGCGCTTAGAAACCTTCCACTTATCTTTATCATTAGGAATTGCATCATCAGCAAAAATAGCAACATCACTCATGTCCTTACGAGTAATCTTAGACTCTCTTACAGGACGCTTCGCCAATCTCTTGGCAGCGTCTTTGGGTTTCACGCCCTTATCTTTCAATGTCTGAGCGCTATCCCAATCTATTCTGCCTACCATCTTAGGATTAAGTATTTCAATCTCATCGGCAAAGGCTGCCATCCATTGCTGATGTATTCTTTGACGACCAGGAGCAGTGGCTTTTGCGCCTTTCCACTGACGACCGCCTCTCCAAGCTTCGTTTAACTTCATCTGTTTTTTCTCCTATATACCCAAACCCATTTGTTGTGGTATTTCAAGGGGCTTTCCATTTACAAAAATCATTCCCTTAGCTCCAGTCTTTTTTAGCTGCTTAAGAAACTTCTTGGATGCACTAAGTGTATTAAAATCAGCAACCTCTATCTTTTTTCCTTTTGAGCCCATGTAGCGAACTTCAAATCGTTTTTTTGCATCACGTTGATAGGAGCCAAACTTTTGGGGTTTATTAAACGCCGCCCAATCTGCTTCAGTAAGAATATCTGCTAGCTTCATCGTATAGCCCTCTCAATATCTCTAACCTTTGTGTCTGAGCGCTCTATTCTATCAAGCTCTTCTGGGTCTTTCAGAATCTTTTGAATCTGTTTCTTCATCTTAGCAGTAAGTTTTATCTTCTTATAACCCTTGAAAGCCAAGTCATCGCCAGCAGTAGTAACTTGCGCTGAACCCAAATAAGGCTCACCCCATTTAGGACTCAACTGAAACTCTACGCCAGTCCATTTCTTAACACCTTGTGCTGCAGTATAAGGATACAGAATGATAAACACCATACCCTTTTCTCTGACAGATTTAAATGCTTCACCAGCTTCATACTCTCTATGAATGTCTCCATCTTTTGCTTCGCCCAGACTAGCTGTTGCCTTATTATCACGAGCAAGAATCATAGCGGCTTTACGAGGCTCTGTTCCGGCCCTATACAAGCGCAACATTCTATGCTTGCCACCCGCAGCATCTATAATTTTTTGATCCGAAACATTTCTATAACCCTTAACATATCTCTTAAAATTCTTAACGAACTCTCTCATCCAGTGTTGCGTACTTTCTTCAAGAATATCGTCTTCTTTCTTTGCTTCGGGTAGTAAGCTTTTTAGCCTCATTTTTTCATACCTCTAAGAGTTTTAGCCAGCTGCAATCTTCTCAACTCTGTTCTCTCTGGCTTAGTTAGTTTCTTATCGCCTTCACCCTTCTTACGCAGAGTGGCAATCTTTTTATTCAAAGTAGCGACAGGAATCTTCTCGCCCTTCTTAACTCCCAACTGCTTACGAAGTGCGCCGGGCTTCTTAATAGCCTTCTTAATCCAGTTAGCTTCTACTACGTCTTTTAATTTCATATTATCTCTCTATTCTTCTATTTCTATATCTTCATAGACTAATTCGTAATCATCTTTTTCTATTGAGTGCATAATGTTAGCGAGTATAATCCACACCATTATAGCTGCCGTAGCACATATAACAATAACTAACCTTGCGTCCGACCCCAAAGAGTGCCAATGTTCCACGAGACTTCTCCATCATAAATATAAAAAAAGAGGGCAAAAAACCCTCTCTTTTCATTACTTCTTATATGGAACATTTACAATGATACTAATATTCAATAACTTTTTGCCAATAATCATCCACATCATCGGGTGGTGATATTTCCACTACCTTATAAGCACCGATATCATTTTCCGATACAAAACGATCAATGTGAAGATTCAAGTCACCCTCGTATGGTGCTCTAAATGTTTCTGTTCTAACGCCAGGAATTGTATTAGCTGACCGCTCTAAATTCTTTGCTGAAGCTGGCACCTTTTCTTCTACCACCTTTTCCTCAACTACTTCTTCAACGACCTTTTCAACTTCCTCTACGATCTGCTCTACTTCTTCAACGACCTCTTCGACCACTTCTTCCTCTACTGCCACCTTCTCTTCTTTAGGTTCCTCTTTGGGAGCTGTCTTGGGAGCGGTCTTCTTGGGAGCGGTCTTGGCAGCGGTCTTCTTTGGTGCTGCCTTTTTTACTTTTGCCTTTGCCATTGTAATAATGTTCCTTTCTAATTAAGTTTTCAGTATCTCTATCCACTCTCTCATTTGCTTGTCGCTCATACCATTTTTCGCATGGTTACAAGCAATACTAACGAACTGGACATTACCTTTTATATAACCTTTATTACTATCTATTCTATCCACAGAAGCAGTAGTCAATTGATGGCTCTTTCCTACCAATTCTGGATGCGCTAACTTTACGCCACTATAAATACATATGCCTTTTTGTTGCTCAAAAACTTCTTTAAGGTATTTAACATCTACCTCTGTTTTTTTATGTCGCCTTTTAATTCTTCGCATGTATTCGCGGTAAGGTGAATACTCATCTTTTTTACTACCCCTTGGGGCAGTTTCACTAGTCCATTGCCATTTTTCAAAATGACTAGCGGCTGCTTTACCAGAACATTTTAAACTACAATAAGGCTTTCTGCCACCTTTAACATTGGTGCGCCTATATTCTTTTAATGCTCTTTCAAAACTTTTACCACAACTGCTACATTCCAAACTTATTGTCTTCATTGCTCTCTCCCTTATACTATAAATATAAGGCGGAGATGGCGTTAAGTCAAGTGGAGATGTAGTTATTTTACAAAAAAAATGGTGGAGTAGATCGGAATTGAACCGATGTCCAGCCTACAAAAAAAAGAATGAGATACACAAGCTTGAATGTTCTAAACCGACAACGCTTCTTTCTAAATAACGAATAAGATAGATATGAAAGAATAAGTTATTACTATCTATTCGGCACCAACTCTAAGCGGCTAGTGCGTATTCTGTCGTTTCTTCGGCAGATAAAAGTTTGATAAATTTTTTACGAAGTCCCTATCACTCTTCGGCTTGCCCATTTCTTATTTCTATACCTGTCGATACCTTTCTACCCCATTGTCCATTTTAATTTATGCACCACGCCAGGGTGGGTCACTCTTCTCTTCGGCGGGTTGATGTTGTTTTTGTATTTCTTTGTTGAGCCACTCTCTCACATTGGGCAAATAGTTATCAATCTTGGTTTGTGCCCATGAATTAGTAAGATCATCATATGGAGTTAAGTCGGAAAGTTCAACTGTTGAAGGGTCAGCTAAAGGAATATTAATAACAGCCGATGCTTCATAGTTAGTGCCACTTTCAGTAGCCGTATAAAAAGCATTAATGGTTTTCACATACCCAGTTAAGCTTCCGCCTTCTACGTTTACTTTGTCGGTGTATCTAGTTAAACTTCTGCATTCACCTACGTAAGATATAGCCACATCTACTCTCTATCCTTTTAATAATACTGGTTTCTTATTTCCTTGACCTTCTTTTAGCTTTTCGCTATTAGGTACATAACCCGTACCATCGCACTTAGGACACAGGATATACTTACCTGCTCCTTCTACGATATTCTTAACAACCTTTTCACCACGACAAGTGGCACACATTAACCCATCTCTATACACGATTACCTACCTTTTTTATAAAGGCCCATAGCGCGACCTTTCTTAGTGGTCTTCGCAGCTTTCTTAGATATTCTCGCTTGCTTACCCTTACGTTTAAGAGCAGACTTACGAGCTATTCTCTTTGCTTGTGTAGGTTTTACTTTACGCAAATGAAGAGGCAACTTCTTTTTTCTCTTCTTAACGATTTGCGTCTTGCCACCCTTCTTTCTTAATACCTTCTTGCGAGGACCAGCAGGTGCATTCTCATTAGAATCTTTATCATCATCTAACACTCTGCTGGCCACTGCGCCAGCTACTGCAGCAGCAGCAGGGCCAATCTCAGTTGTCATCTTGACCAACTCTTCTCTTACAATTTGTTCTATAGTTTCTTTTAATAGCTTATCCATTTGTTTTCTCCCATAATAAATATGCTATTATTTTTTTATACATTAAACTTTTCTAACATAAGTTGAACTGCTTCTTCTTTGTTCTTATCAATATGAAACCTAATACACCATGCTCTATTAGGTTGATTTTTAAAGACCGTATTATATTCGTGTGATTCAAACTCAGATTCTTCTAACACTTCTGTAATATAATCTTTATTTACTACATCAGATATTAATACTAGAAAACCATTATCTAAATCACAACACCGCCATCTGCCATTAGCACTGGAGATTTCGTATTCATCTAGTCCTATTATAATATCCGCCATTATTTCTCTCTTTAAGCGCCCTCATAATCTAAATGTTGAGCGATGTTATTGTTATACCAATCCTCTTGGAACTCTTCTGTCTTATTCATATAGAAGCTTAAGCGCTCTTCGGCATGAAGATTGATGTCATAAGTCTTATCTGTCCAATCAGCAAGCTCTTCAGTTCGTCTTTTAGCCTCTTCATAATTATCAATGTGATGAGAAATAGCATTTATCCAAGGTGTCGGTGAAGTCATATCAATAGCAAAATGCTTAGTAGATATATCAGAAGGCAACCTTTCACACATTGCCTTATATCCACCATAGTTAGAAAACACAGGGATAGACCTATAGTGCAAACCTTCGACTACCTTAATCTCAGACTTACATGAAGCAAAAGCATTATGTTCAATATACGCTAGGTTTATATCAAACAAAGAATAAAACCTTGCATAGCTCTCCAAAGGCAGTGCATCAAATATTTTAAACCTCTTAGGATCTAGGTCTTCATACAAAGCTTCAATACGACCTTTATAAGTATCTTCTTTATTCTCTACTTCTTTTTCTTCAAAACTTTTATTACCATCTTCATCTTCATGGATCTCTACCTGCGTATCCTTCAATGCCATTCCTGCAATAATAAAATATGTATTGGGATACTTGTCGTGAATAGCTTTCATAACAGGAGCCATTCTACGAATATCTTCAAAGTGAGAAGTTAAGCCAGCCCATCCAATAATAATCTTATCGTCTGTGGGAAACCAATCCCCTAACATTTCTTTACGAGACTCAACCTTATCAAAGTTCCATTGAGGTAAATCCCAATCAAACATATTAGGAAAGATAGTTACATTGTCATTAAACTTTTCAAAAGTATTTTTAAGTTTAGGAGTAGTGGTAGTAATACAATCAGAATGCTTGATAGATTGTAGAGACATTTTATCTTTACCACTTTCTATCCACAATGTTTTCATAGGATGAGTGTCGGGCAAGTTAAACTCATTATCATCAGCATCGTGAATAACATAAGGACGTTTTTCAGTTTTAGGCCACATCCTTGTGACCGACAAAAAATGAGAGTGAAGGTTGCCGCAGCGATGCATAATGATCACATCGGCAAGCTTCACATGATTAGGTTGTAAGTTTTCAGTATAGATATAGTTCGCTTCATCGGGGAAAGCTTTCCACAATGCTCGCATGGGCTCAAACACTCTAAAGAAACTAGTGCCTGTTTCGGAGGGGGTGGAAAAAACTATAGTCTTTTTATTAAAGTCCAAGTTTTCTGGTTGAGTAAAATACTGTTTTATCGCATCACGCTGTACTTCATCTTGATACTGCATAACCTCTTGCAACTCTTCTTTGGTCATAAATCCCCCTAATTAATAAATAACTTATATTGACCGTCAATAGTAAACATAGCTTGTCTCATAGCAGCACCTTGACCTGCAGACCTATACTGGCCAGGAGTTACATGAACAGCTATTTCCTCAAACCTCATACCTGTCAAATTATGTTGACTTAGTTGGTCTTGAAGATTCTTAATCAAACCAGCAAACTCGGCTTGATACTGCGCCACCAAAATTTCATTACTTGCTAAAGGAGCACTCTCTTCCGTTCTAAAGTTAACGGTTAAACCATTCTCACCGTCATCAGCAGAGCCACCAAACTTAACACCCATCCCCGGCACTCTAGAAATAAAGCTTTCAATTACCGACATAGCTGCCAACTTTGGAGTTTGATCAATCTCTCCATCAGTATTCTCACCAGGCCAACCAGTCCAACCTCTTTCTATGTCCGACATTGCATCAACTTTTGATGCAACAGCATTATCGCCACCTGCATAATCAGAAGTATAAGGGGCTGGCCTTGGTGCGCCAAAGTTACCCTTAATGACATCTGGGTTAATCATCATCATTTTTTGTCTCCATCTCTGGATCAGTGTCAGTTACCTTGACCCCTTCACCATCGTTATATTTCAAATAGCATTGCTCACACATTCCATACTGATCATAAAACATAATATCCCAATGCCTCATAAACTTGCCACACTTTTTTCCAGTTTCTGGATCTTTGCATGGACAAAAGTTAGGAGTCAATGGTTTGTAGTCATCGTCTTTCTTTACACTTTTCTTCCAAAGTTTTGTTTTACGAGTAGGAAGAAAATCGTCAGGTACTTGCGTCATTAAAACCTTCTTCTATTAAAAGTTTGTACTAAAGTCTCTGGCATATACCCAAGCACTTAAAGTAGTATTGATATCCGCAGTATTAACAAGTCTTATGTATCTCCATGCACCAGAACCTACATACTGATCAGTAGTATCAATAGTAGCATTTTTGATGTCTATCCAGTTAGAGTTAAAGTCTGCGGCAGAAGCCGAAGATTCTTTAGTCTGATCTAGATTGCCACCCCAAGCGCCACTATCTATAAGTGCGCTCGTTCTACTTGCAATAGCCAAGTCTATGGGAGCTATATAATGATCCTTCTTATTAGGATCTACAGGGTTAGAGTTATTAGCCTGTACCTTAAAGTTCGATTGAACACCAGAGCCATCGGTATCTCTAAGGATTATAGTAAACTCATGGCCACCTACAAATAAGGTTGGAGTTCTTTTAGTATTATCAGTGCCACCACCATCGGTGCCTGAACCAGAAAACCTTTGCAGCAATGCACTGCTAAAAGGGGTCAAAGCCATTTTATGTCTCCATCTACATTAATATTTTAACATCATAATACTTTATAAATATAGGTTAGTTATGAGGATTGTCATAATCTATATAAGTAATAGTCAAAATGTTTCCATCTAAAAGCCATTGAGCCAATGATGGATAGATTCTTTTATAAGCCGCAGTTGATGCACCTATGAAACCATCCTTAGTAATATTCTGTTGTGAGGTATCCGCCACCAACAAGCAACCCATTGTATGCTCGTCTGTATTACCTGTATGTATCAAGATGTATTCAAACCCAGGTACATCTTGTACATGCAACATTCCCTTATGAAAATCATCACCAAACTTTTTCAGATACCGACCATGAAAACCACCAGTAGTTCTTAATCTAACTTCATAAGTGCCTTCTGGGATACGTGTCTCAGCGGAAACTTTCTTTTCTCTAAACTCATCTTCCAAAGTGTAAGCAAGAAATTCACGACCCTCCGGTCCTACCTCAGAAAGTATGCCGAGGGTGCTATCATCACCGGAGCTGTATCGCAACACCTCTAAGCTCCTTTCATCCTCTCCCATAATATCAATGTCTCTACCTATACTAAAAAAGTTGTTCATACAACCCCTTCTTTTATATTCTTCATAGTGTTTTCTTTATACTTCTCTGCTTCATAAATGTCTTTTCTTATTCCACTACTACTATAACTATGAAACCTACTTATGTAATAAAGTTGATCACACAAAAACCTACCTGTTATTTTCTTCTTCATCTCTGGTGTATCATAATCTGAACCTAAGAAACGAACATCGGGCTTATAGAAATACAACAGGTTTAAAAGCTCATCTTCATTCTTATAAGGAGCTATTTCGTCTATGTATCTGATAGATTTTAATACAAGAAACCGCTCATGTAAACTCATTATTGGACTATTTTTGTCCTCTCTTTCCCACGTTGGATTCTCATGTAAACCTACTACTAAATAGTTACAGTTATCCTTACATTCCTTTAGCATCATGACATAGCCGGGATGCATTATGTCGAATGTGCTTGCTATAAAACCTGTCTTACTTTCTATGTTCATTCAAAAAACCTTCCAAAGCATTAAGTCCATCATTAGCTGATGCCAGTTTTTCTACCCACTTATACACTTCTTCTGGAAGTTCACTATGTTCGCCTATTCCAACTGAGTTAGTAAAATAAGTTTCTAAAACTGCTTCAGCCTCTAACTTACGAGCTTCAAAATGAGCTTTAGCTGCTTCAACATATTTATTTCCTTTTTTCATCTTCAATTCTCTTTATTAAGTATTCCAAATACCATTTAGCTTTCTTTAAATCTTCTAAATAATTCTCTTTGTGGCGCGCTCTCAAAATATACTTCAAAGCATTACCCAAACAAAAACCTTCGCCAAACCCTGCGTCATCAATAACATCTACTACTTCATACTGTCCACTATTATAATGATCAGGATGATTTACTTTTTCTTTATCCAATTAAAGCTGACCCATTCTCGCACAAATATCATTATCGGAGCGTAGCAGATGGTCTTCTACTTCTTCGCCACCTACATCAACTAACATTTCTCCGTCAATCTCAACGCATGGCGACATAGGTTGGCCAGTCTTCATTACCATTTCTGCATAGATGTCGGGATCGCTAATAAGTTTTTCTTCGTATTCAATATCATATCTAGATAACACTTCCCTTACACCCGCACTCCACCCACACGTTGGTTTCAAATAGGCTACTACGTTCATGGTTGGCTCCTATTTTAAAAAGTAATCTGCGTTTATCTTGGTAAAATGTGCCCATTCTGCCGGTAGATCTTCTTCGGTAAAAATGGCTTCTACCGGACATTCCGGCTCACAAGCTCCACAATCAATGCATTCATCGGGGTCAATGAACAACTGATTCACATCCTCTCCATCAGTAGGATGAATACAATCTACTGGGCAAACATCTATACAAGCTTTATCCTTTACATCAATGCATGGTTGTGCTATTATGTATGTCATTTTTTAAATCTCCCCATGTTTTTACACCCACATACACTGGCGCCGATGGTGGTTGTCTTTGACTACCAGGCACAATAACTTTTGTTGGCGCTTGAGGTGGTGTTTGATTACTAAATCCATCATAAAATAAAGTATCATCGTGTGCAACATATAGCCAATAACCATATCCTGGCACTAAATGCTCTTGTGAAGCCAACATATCTTTATACTGGTAGTTGGCAAAATCCCACCCCCAAATACTATCAATAGTAGGATGCGAATACACCAATAACAAAGGATGTATTTCCTCTTCTAATGGGCCGACGATGTTCCACCCGGCGGATAAGATGTGTGTTCTTATTTGTGGTGCTTTCCCTTGTTGTATCAAAGGTGCGGTCACATTAGATTTCATCCAGTATCCTTCACCGATAATGAAAGTATCAGCTATGGTGTAGCCACTCTGCTCGCTAAAGTAAAAAACTCTGTTGTCTAACGCCGCATACATCACCGCTTCGTAACCGCTGCTCACAATAGAATCATTCGTCACATGAGGTTGTAAGGACCAGCCGAGTAAGGACCATCCTTTGTGTGCCACCGGGATGATCGTCTTTATTTCGTCGTGGTCTGAATGTGCCGCGGCTGTTGTTAGTAATAAAACTATGACTATGATTGCTATTTTTTTCATAGTATCCTCAAGCGCTTTTCTTTACTTTTTCTATTGACCGCCCCACAAAGTAGCTTGAATACACAGCAAGCAACAAGGTTTGGAATACTGGAATGTAAGCCTCACCAATACTAAACTCTCCAATATTACCATCTGTTACAGAAAGCAACGAAAACACAGCGGTTAGAAATATCAAAGTCATAGGGCGAATGTTGGCAGCAAGCCAGTTACCTGACTTGAGGTCTGCTTCCCATCTCGCACTTACTTCTTGCTGTGCCGACTGCTCCGCAGATACTACTAACTCTTCTAACCTCTGTTTAGCAGCCAGCTTCTCTTCTTGGCTCGTATGTAAGTTGTCTATTATTTTACCGGCTTCGGGTAAAATCTTTCCTACTATTCCACCTATTAAATTAAGTGCCATTATTTATTTGCCCTCGCTTGGAAGATCTCTGTACCCTTATCTGTCAATTGATCAGAAAGAGGATTAAAAACGAAATACTTAAGAATGGTACCATACAAAGCGGTCAATAAACAAATAGCCATAGCAGGGCCAATAGCAGCAGGGTCACTCATATTAGCCAACATCAACACTAACCCAATCAAAACTCCGACCCAACCGCTAGCCATGCTCAACCGACCCGCATAGATAAAAGTATCACTCGCTTCATAAAGTTGTTCTTCATCAGCGTGCTTATCAAACAGTGCCGATCCGGCACCAATCATCTTGCGACCCGATGCCAACAACCCAAAAAATGTTAAACCCCAAACAATCATAATTGATGGCACATTCACGAAGGTAGCTACATTAAACTCCATCGCCCAAAGCGTCATACCTATCATACCTGCAAATCCAATTAATGTTTTAATCATTTTTTATTCCTCATCGTTTAGGTGTCTTATAAATATCATCACAGAGTGTTACATTATCTTTATGCTAGAATAACCTTTTTCATTCTTATTGATGTTGATAACATTATTAGTAATGTCTTGCATACTTTCAATGTGAGAAATGATTAATACATTCTCAAACTTACTCTTTAGGTAACCCAAAAGCATATTCATGTGGTTGATGTTTTCAGAGTCAAGTGTACCAAAACCTTCATCTATTACAAACAAGTTACACGTTGGTAACAAGCTAATGTTAGATAGAGCAGAGCGGATGGTAAGGGCTGTCAATGTCTTCTCCATACCAGACCCTAACTCTACACGCCGCCGAGAAGTGCCATCGTCAATGAAGATACTCAAGTCGTGAGCTTCCGTATCCACTTCAAGAAAAACCTCAAAGTTAGTAATGTTGCTTAAAATCTTTCTTATCTCATTATTGATAAGAGGTACAGCCTTATTGAGAATCATCAAAGGAATACCATCATTTCCAAACGCATCCATCAACAACTCATGCAACACATATTTCTTTTCTATCTCTTTCAGCACTTCAATGTTGCCACCCAAGTCTATAATCTTCTGGCTTATCTGACCCAAGTAACTAGTCCCTTGTGTAATCTCATCATTGTTACTCTTAAGGTTTGACTCCAAAGTAGCAATACTTCCCTCTAACTTTGCAAGCTCTTTTCCAACATTATCATTATGCTTAATAGAGCTTTCATTCTTCTTGTATGTCTTTCGCTCGTCCTTGTAAGAAGATAGCTTATTCTTTTCTAACTCTAACTGAAGTGTTATGTTTTCAAAAACCATTTCCAAGTTTTGTAGTTTAGATTTTAAATCACCCACTTCCTTCTCACATTTTTCATATAGCTTTTCCTCTTTAGGAAAATCTTTATATTTTTCTAGTTCCTTACGTTTATCTTCAAACTCTTCTTCAAGAGACTTCAGCAAAACATTCTCTTCTTCAACGAGCTTTCTGCTCTTAAAGGCTCCAGTTAAAAAGCTACATTTCTTACAGGTGTCGTTTGTGTCAAACCAATCGTGTCTATCAAGAATGCCACTCTGTCCTTGGTGATGACTTATCTTTTCTTGTTTAGATTTAAGTTCCCATTGTAACTCCTTTAGTCTATCATTTGCCGTATAGTATGTCTTTTTTCTATGAACATAACCACCATCTTTTGTGTCTAAATCATTGAGTTGAGTTTCAGTATCTGCTAGACTTACCTTCCACTTCTTTTTTAGGTCATGGTTCTTTTTCTCTTGGTTACCTAACTCCTTTATGTTTGTGGTTGATTGACTAACATCTGATTCAATATCTCCCAACCCACGCAACCCTTCATAAACAGGGTGTAATGACTTGAACAAATCGTCTTTTAGTTTTTGAGCATCATCTAACTTACCCTCTAATGCAGTCTTTCTTTCTTTTAGGTCATTAATCTTCCCCACTACATCAGTATGCTCTTCCTCAAAACGATTTAGAATAGAAGGATAATCATTCTGTTGATACTCTTTCAAAATAGATTTGATAGATGCGGTTTCATCCTTGATGGCTTTCTGCAAGTCATCAATAACATTAAGACCAAGAAACCTTGCTAGCAAATCTTTTCGGTTAGTTTGACCATGATCAATAAAACGAGTAATGTCAAACTGCTGACTAAAGGTAGTCATAGTATGTTCTTCATAAGAGCCAAGCAATGTGCGAATGGTATTCTCTGTTTCTCTTACATTTGCATTGCCACTAATATTAACCTTCTCACCTGCGATGATTTGAAATAACTCAACCTTATTGTTCGCTCTGTTGGGGTTTCTTTTATTTCTTTTAAACTTTCTTTCAATGACGTATTGTGTATTGTCTATTGAAAAATCTATCTCAATAAATCCTTCATCCTTATTTTTATGAATAACATCAGCAACATTTCTGCCACCAGTTCTATTACTACTATTAAAGAAACCTTGAAGAATAGCGTAAAGTATGCTTGACTTACCAGAAGCATTAGGAGAAAAAATACCAGTCAATCCTTTTATCTTATCAAAGTTGATAACATTATTTGGCCCATAAGAAAAAACATTATCAAAAATGATTTTATTTATTCTCCATGTTCTTCCGCCATAAGTATCATACTCTTCACTCGCAGAAGTATCATAAAAATCTTTGTGTATCGCCAACACTTCTTCTACTTCTTGCTCTGATACGGTTGGGCGTTTTGCAAAATACTGCTTAAGTAAATCTTGCTGACCCTTTAAGTCTGTTACATTATCAGCCTTCCCAGACAAAGAAAGGTCATCTACCGTATCATTTATATCTACCTCAATAAACAAACCTTCAGGCTTATACTTGTTTCTTAATACAGACTCTACATGTTTAGCGTTTGTCACACTATAGTCATCAGAGTTCATTAGAATACGAATGTAAGGTTTAGTGGGCAAGTCAAACTCAATAGTGTCTATAAAGTCAATGGCTTGTTTATCCAACCTAAAAGTTTTAAAACCCCATTCATTTGCCACTTCTACAAAAGAACATTTTCTTTCTTCTAAACTCCAGATCAAAAAGCCTTTCTCTACTTCTTCACCAAAGTTTTGCTGAATAAGCGAACCCGAATACGCAACCTTTACTTTACCATTTTCATCTAAAATAAGAGGCTGACGAGAATGAATATCACCTAACATTCCAAAATCATAGTTACGGAACACACTCTTATCAGTATCACTTTCAATACGATGACTAGCGCTAGTCTTACTTCCATCTATAGCTCCATGATACAGGGCTACATATGCCTTACCGTCTTCCCTATCAAACTCAATAGGCCATTGTTCTGCCGTATCCTGTTGAGCAAATATACCATACACTAAACCCTCTGTAACGTCATATAAGCCACTCTCTGTATAAAAGTGTATTGGCTTACCCTGCTCTTGCAAAAGCCTTATGATGGGACTCAGGCTGTCTAAACGGTTATGTTGGTTGATAACACAATCATGGTTGCCCAATATAATATCTACAGGAGCAACATCACTTAAGGTGTTAAGATAGAGGCTTGCTAAATCCACAGCTTCGGGAGATAGGTCTGTTTTATTGTGCAATAAGTCCCCGGCTATAACAATCCTATCTACATTAAAAGATTCTATACTACCTATTAAATTTTCTAATACTTTCTTATACTCTGTATGCCTACGCGTTTTGCGAATGTGTATGTCACTTAGGTGAGCAATAATCATGAACTAAACAATCTCTCCTTAATAGTATCCTTAAACTCTACGTTTCTTAATGCACCACTTGCTGCTATTTTCATAAACTCTTCACTTCCCATGTCAGCTATGTCTCTACTTTCATCTTCCTTCCAATCTATAAACCTAACATTGATGCCAAACTTTATAAACTTATTTGCCAATGTCAATGATTTCTTTCTAGCATCAGCATCTAATGCTATCACAACATCGGTCTTATTCTTAATAACTTTTCGGAACAATTTAAACTCTTCATTGATAGAAGATCCCAAAATAGGAATGGCATTTTTACGAGAGATAATCGCATCAAATACACCCTCTACTAAAAACAACTCTTTATCCCACTCCACTAGATGCTCATTGAAAATCACATCCTTCTTAGGAATAGTTGCATTCTTATACTTCATCTTTTCATCGGGTCTAATAGAGCGGCTTACATAATAGTTCAGAGTTTCATTATCATCATAACTAGGGAACAATACCCTCTGCTCTGTAATACTATAATGAATGTCATACTTAAGAGTATCTTCTTTTTCAAAACCTCTCTTATACAGATAGTCTAATGCTGCTTTAAAGAATACCTTATTAATGTTTTTGAATATAGGATTAAACCCTTTAGGTAAGGTTACAACTTGCCTTACTTCTTTTACATCATTTTGTCCAAACAGATTATCAATATCAAGTTGCGGCTTTCTGTATGTCTCCAACAACTTAGCTTGTGCGTGGTTGCCAGTCTTTATCATAAGACGAGACAAAGACCTTCCTCTAGTTTCACATACCCAACAATTCCATAAACCTTTTTCTACATTGATAGTAAGTTTTTTATTCTTGTGGTTGCAAAACGGGCAGTGAAAATAAACATTACCCTTCTTATCTACAGGACTATTAGGGCGCTGTGGTGTTCCTAACGCCGAAATCAAAACACTTAAACTGTCAGCCATTTAAACTCTTTCTGCGGCTCCTGCTCTTGCTACTACAATAGCATCAGCAACATCAAATGCCTCTTTGGCAAACTCATCTCTTGTTTTCATTAGCGGCAACATTGTTTTAACTTCTGGATGAAGCTCGACAACGCGCCGAAGAATGTATTCTTTGGAGTTTGATCCTCTGGGAACTTTACATTCGGCAAGATTTCTTGCTCTAATGACATTGAGCAAACAAGGTTCCATTCCAAAAAGCTCGTAGCATTTCCGCTGTATAACATGATTGAATCCTGCTAACTTTATAATAGTTTTTATGTTTGACTTACCAGAAATAAACTTTGTGATGATGTCTTCGATAACTACATGCTTTATAGAATTAGTATTATCTCTAATCTCTTCTATAATATAAACAACTTGATCAACTTTGTCAAGCCAATTTTTATAATTTTTTAGGGGGATGTGTCCTGCGGTTTCAAGCTTATTTTCAGAAAGGTTCCAAATACAAAAACCGCAGCAGAACGTGCTTAAGTCGAGTCCCAACAAGTAGTCGTGTTCTGCTGCGGTCATTTGTTATTTTACCAAGACTTGGATACTATGAAGTACGGAGTCTCCGAGTCTGGGTTGTAAATGAAAGAAGCACCATAGCCTCCCTCAGTTGATACACTTACACCAACATTTACAAGAGCGAAGCTATCACCTTCAGCCGTATAGCCACCGTCACCGGCACCTACATGAAAGTTATAACCATCTAGCTCATAGCCAAGCTCAATGTATGTATCATCCTTAACAGCATCGCCGCTAACGAATCTACCTACAAATAAATCAACGCCACCATATGAACCGGCAACACCGACTTCAATGTCATGGCT